TCTGGAGCTCAGGCAAGAGTTAGAGACTGGGATATAAATAGTAAACAATTATTAGTATCAATTGTATCTGGTGAGTTTATTAGAGGAGAATCTATTGTAGGGTCTGCATCGAGTGCTTCTTGGGTAGTTAGAAAATATGATGATTTTATTACTGAAGATCCATATGCCCAAAATGATGAAATCGAAAATGCAGGAATAGATATTATTGATTTTAGTCAGGATAATCCATTTGGAGTTTATTAATGCTAGGAAATTATTTTTATCACGAAATTATTAGAAAAACTATAATTGGATTTGGTACTTTGTTTAATGACATTCACATTAAACATAAGGATGAAAATTCAAATGTTTTAAGTGAACTTAGAGTTCCATTAAACTATGGACCAGCTCAAAAGTTTCTAGCAAGAATTACCGAACAAAAAGATTTAAACAGACCATATCAAATTACATTACCCAGAATGTCATTTGAGCATAATAGTATTACATATGATGCAACTAGAAAAACTTCGGTAACCCAAACATTTAAAGCCGTTGATGGGCAAACTCTTAAAAAAGTTTTTATGCCCGTACCATATAATATTGGATTTGAATTAAATATTCTTTCTAAATTGAATGATGATGCACTTCAAATTGTAGAGCAAATATTACCATATTTTCAACCATCATTTACAATTACAATTGATCTAGTGGATGCCATTGGGGAAAAAAGAGATATTCCGATTATTTTAGACAGTATTAGTTTTCAAGATGATTATGAGGGAGATTTTTCTACTAGGAGAGCAATAATCTATACACTACAATTTACAGCAAAAACATACTTGTTTGGAGCTATTGCAGAAAATGCAGAAGGACTTATCAAAAAAGTTCAAGTCGATATGGCAACTACTACAAATGTTGCAAGTGCAAAGAGAGAGGTAAGATATACAGCAACACCAAAAGCACTGCAAGATTACAATAATGATGGACAAGTTACAGCAGCAGATGATCCATTCGTAGAACCAGATGATGATTTTGGTTTCAATGAAGAATGGCAAGATTTTACAGATTCAAAAACTTATAGCCCAACTCTACAAACAGACATTTAAGGAATTGTTATGAGTGATAGTTTTGATAAAATCAGTCAATCTTTAAACGTAGAAACGGAGATTGTAAAGACAGAAGACACTAGTATTACAAATGTGTCTCACACTAATAATGATATACAAAAAGATTATGAGTATACTCGTGCTAACTTATATTCTTTAATTGAAAAAGGTCAAGAAGCAATCAACGGCATAATGGAACTTGCTGGAGAAGGTGGCAGTCCTAGAGCATACGAAGTTGCGGGACAACTTATTAAGAATGTTGCTGATACAACAGATAAGTTAATTGATCTTCAAAAGAAATTGAAGGAAGTCGAAGAGGATTCTCCAAAAACTACAAATAATGTTACTAATAATGCTCTATTTGTTGGATCAACTGCAGAATTGTCAAAACTACTCAAACAAGGTTTTCTAAATAGTAAAGAATAGTTCTTTTTATTCTAATGAGTTGGTCGCAAAAATATAAAAGATCTATTGATTGTGATAATCCAAAAGGATTTTCACAGAAAGCTCATTGCCAAGGTAAAAAGAAAAAACTTAGTGAGCAAAAATTAAAACCATATAAGACAGTTGAACAGATTGCAAAGAAGCATCGTCTTGAAGTTTCTTTCATTCAAAAGCAACTGGATATGGGAGAACCAATTGAACATGAGCACACTAAGGATCATAAATTAGCGATGGAGATTGCTCTTCAACATCTAGATGAAATTCCAGATTACTATACTCGTTTGAAAAAAATGGAAGCAGATGCTAAAAAGCATCACAAAAAATTTAAGGATGTAAAAGAAGAAACCAAATCTGGAGATGAAGGTCTTCGTGATTGGTTTGGAAAATCAAAATCTTCTGATGGTAAAAGTGGATGGGTTCAATTAGGTGGTAAATGGGCAGGTAAACCTTGTGCTCGTCAACCTGGGCAAACATCAACCCCAAAGTGTGGAAGTTCAAAAATGAAGAGAGCACTTTCAAAGGATGAGGAAGAAGCAGCGAGAAGAAGGAAGAATAGATTAGACCCAAATCAACCAGAAAAGTCTGGTGGTGCAAAACCAACAAATGTTAGAACAGAAGAAATGGACCTGCAAGAAGTAAAAGACAAACCAGGAAAAGGTAGTGGTAAAAAAGATGCTTGCTACAACAAGGTAAAGTCAAGATATAGTGTTTGGCCAAGTGCATATGCATCAGGAGCACTTGTCAAGTGTCGTAAAGTAGGTGCTGCTAATTGGGGAAATAAATCAGAATCAGTTGAAATGGTAAGATATTGTCCAGCGTGTAAAAAGAATGAAATGCAATCTGAATGTAAGTATGGTCCTAAGTTTTGGGAAGCATACTCACAACCAGCACAGGGTTTAACTGATAATCAAATGAAATTTAGTATTGCTCAGGTTCATCCTGCCAACGAAGAAAAGGATCATGAGTATTCAATGGCAAGATCCGAAATATCTACAATAGTTGCTGCAGCAAAAAGATTAAAAAAGAAAATGGGAAAGGGTGAAGGTAATTTAGAAGCATGGGTTCAATCAAAAATTACAAAAGCAGCAGACTATCTTGATACTGCGGCAGATTATGTGTCAAGTGGAGAACATAATGAATCATTAGATATTCAAACAGCAGATGGAAGAACTTTTGCACAATTTATTGATATTATTGGACCAAATCAAATGCAAGCAGTTGTAAATGAAAAATGTTGGGTTGGTTATAAGCAAGTTGGAATGAAGAAAAAGGGTGAAAAAATAGTTCCAAATTGTGTTAAGGAACAAGTTAGATTATCTGCCGCAACAGACATTGCCGCAGCAAAACAACTTCAAAAAATGATTCCTCCTGGAGAAAAAGTTCATATTCGTGGTGGATCTTCTAGTGGATTAAAACCAGCAAATATTAAAATGGAAAGATTCTCTAACTGGAGAGAAGAACTTAGTGAGGATTGGCAATCCGTCAATAAGAGTGATAAAACTGATGGTATGAGTCCTGCTGCAGTCAAAGCATATCGCCGTGAGAACCCAGGTTCTAAACTTAAGACTGCTGTAACTGGAGATCCAAAACCAGGTAGCAAGGATGCTAAGCGTAGAAAGTCCTTCTGCTCCCGCTCTAAGGGGCAGCAAGACATGCATAACATAGATTGCTCAAAAGATCCCGATAAGGCAATCTGCAAAGCCCGTCGTCGCTGGAAGTGCTAATCAATGAAAAGTTTTAACCAATTTCTAAAAGAAAGTATCACTATCAATGGTGATTTTAATGGAACTCTAAACGTAGGAGGATCTTCCCAACCAGAACCTGCCGCAGAATCATACTTTGCAGATGTGGTCTGGGAAGGGAAAATATATAGATTAGAAATAGAAGGGATGATGCCCTCTAAGAATGAACTCACAGAACAACTTCAAGGAGAATATCCTGGTGCCATTGTTCATAATATTTACCCATCAAATTCAAGTTCTTTAAATATTAAAAGTTCTCAAAGGTATCGCCCAGAAAGATTAGGTTGGAGTGATTAATGGCTCAGTGGAATAAGAACACGCAGGACTTTCTAAATCAGGAAAGAACACTTTTTGAAGTCTTTCAGATTGCAGATCGTTGGGGTGAACAAACTGATTGGAGACCAAGTTTTAATTCTTCAAACAGATTAAAAACTTCTCCATATCAGACAGTATTCTTTAATACTTTCCAATATGGATTAGAGTCTGATGTCTGGGATACTGGGATTGTAGGAATTGCTTCTGCAGTTCATAACCCAGATAGTTCTAATGTCACAATGTCTGTTGGTGTTACCACTGGCAGCAAAGTAATCAGACAGACTAGGAGTGTAATGAGATACATTCCTGGAAGAGCATCATCATTATCATTTGCTATCCGATTTGAAAATCCTGTTGTTGGCATTCGCAGAAGAATCGGATTATTTAATGATACTGATGGATTTTTCTTTGAGGATAATGGAGGTACATATTCTTGTGTAGTTCGTAATACCACTGCTGGTATCACCACAGATAATAGAATTACTAGAGATAATTGGAATGGTGATAAATTAGACGGCACTGGATGGTCACAACAGACTGCTGATGCAACAAAAATTCAGATGGTCAATTTTGACTATGAGTGGTATGGTGCTGGGCAGATTAAATTTAACTGGATTATTAATGGAGAAAAAATTACTATCCATACAATTAATACTGCTAATGTAGGTGATAGACCTTGGAGTTCTACTCCATTTTTACCCATCAGATGTTCATTGGAGAATATAACTGGTGTTGCTGGTACACATTACATGTATCAGGGTTCTAATTCTCTGATCCAAGAAGGTGAACCAGAAAAACTTGGAACTCTTGTCAGTTATGCCAATCCTATTACTGGCACTACAATGTCATCAGCAAATACATTCTATCCTGTTTTAAGTTTGCGTTTGAAATCTACTGCTCTGGCAGGTATCGTGTTGCCAAGGTCTCTACAGGTAGCAACTAATGATAACACGAATGTATTCTGGAGGTTGGTAGAAAATGCAACTCTTACTGGGGCCAATTGGATAAATCACCCAAACCCAGATGCAATCACTCAAGTTGATACAACTGCGACTGCTGCTACTGGTGGTGTTGTTCTTCTTCAAGGATTTACTATTGGTGGTGGTGCCAACTTGATTGAACTTGATGTAAAAGCAGCATTGCAGATTGGTAGAAGTGGTATTGGAACAATCAGTGATATTTACACTCTTCAGTGTGCTTCACCTAACGCTAACAAAGCAGCACTTGCAGTTATTAACTGGTTGGAACAAAGATAATATAAAGGAGTTTTATTATGAGTGAAGTTTACCTAGGCAATCCAAACCTTAAGAAAGCAAATACCCAGATTGAGTTCACTGAGGAAAATGTAATTGAATTCCTCAAGTGCAAAGAAGATCCTGTTTATTTTGCAAAGAACTATATTAAGATTGTTTCTCTTGACCATGGTCTGGTGCCATTTGACATGTACCCATTCCAAGAGAAACTAATTGAAAATTTTCATAAGAATCGTTTTAATATTTGTAAGATGCCCCGTCAGACGGGTAAATCAACTACTTGTGTTTCATATTTGTTACATTATGCGGTTTTCAACGACAATGTTAATATAGCTATTCTAGCCAACAAAGCATCTACTGCTAGGGATCTTCTGGGAAGATTACAACTTGCTTATGAGAATCTACCCAAGTGGATGCAACAAGGTATTATATCATGGAACAAAGGATCGCTAGAATTAGAAAATGGATCCAAAATTTCATCTAACTCTACTTCGTCATCTGCTGTCCGAGGCGGATCCTATAATGTCATCTTTCTTGACGAGTTCGCTTTCATCCCGAATCACATTGCTGATGACTTCTTTGCCTCTGTTTATC